AACAGCAGTCCTCGAGATAGGTATAATAAAATGAAGAGGAGGCCAAAGATTGAAGACTAATTACTTCGAGTTTCTAAAGGAACTCGTTGATGCGCCAAAAGAATACTCAATTCTATTAAGGCATTTATATGAAACAGAGTTTTATCCGCTCGTACCAAATGATGACAATCGATGCGCCGACGGACAACAGTTAAGAAATAATTTTATAGACGAGGTGGGCCTACAAAGGCCTTCCTCTATGCCTGAAATAACATGTAATGTTCTCGAGATGATGATAGGTTTATCAAATCGATTAGAGTTTGAGTTAATGGGGGGACGGTACGAACGTCCGGCTAGTAAATGGTTCTGGGTGTTGGTAGATAATATAGGTTTGACACATTGTACGGACGCCGGATATAAAGGAGAATATGTAAATAATGTTGTGTCCAGATTATTAGATCGACAGTATATGAGGGACGGACGTGGCGGTTTATTTCCATTACAACATCCACATAAAGACCAAAGACGTGTCGAAATATGGTATCAGATGAACGCTTGGGTTATTGAAAATTATCCAATTTGAAAAAGTGTGCCACTTTACTGGCACAGTGTGCCGCTTTTGTGCCACTTTTAAAAGCCCGCAAACCGTTGACTGGTAAGGGTTTGGAGGCATTTTGTGCCATTGTGCCACTACTTTTGTATAAAAAGTTTTAAATTATAAAAAATATATAAAAGTTTAAAAGAAGCAAAAAAAGTGACACAATGGCACAGGTATAAAAAAATCAAGGAAAGGAGGTGTCCCGTGGATTTCTGTCAAATTTCGGAAAAAAGGCGTAATGGTACGTTAGAAGTATATCCCGATTTTCGCCCGATCCGTTCAAAAGATTTGATGGTTCGCGGGAGATCATTTTATGCAATATGGGACGATGCAAAACAAATGTGGTCGACCGATGAAGCGGATATTCAAAGATTGGTTGATCAAGAACTCGAGGCTTATAAAAACAAAAGACAATTAACATGGGCTGGTGATATAGAGGTAAAACAAATGATCTCTTTTTCGTCAAATATGTGGAAAAACTATAGAACCTTTTTAAGAGAAATGTTTGATACATCTAATCAATTAGATTCAGAACTAACATTTGCAAACACTGAAGTAAAAAAAAAAGATTATGTTAGTAAACGTCTATCATATCCTTTAGAGGCTGGGTCTATTGATGCCTATGATGAATTAGTTGGCACTCTATATAATGAAGAAGAGCGTAAGAAATTAGAGTGGGCTGTTGGAGCAATTATTGCCGGAGATGCCAAGCATATTCAAAAATTTATAGTGTTATATGGAGAAGCCGGTTCTGGTAAATCGACATTCTTGAATATAGTACAAAAATTATTTGAGGGATATTATATAACATTTGAGGCAAAAGCACTTACTGGAGGAAATAATCAATTTTCAACAGAACAATTCAAATCAAATCCTCTGGTTGCAATTCAACATGATGGTGATCTATCTAAAATAGAGGATAACACCAAACTCAATTCAATTATATCTCATGAACAAATGTCTATGCGGGAATTATATAAACCAAGCTACACCGCAAGAGTAAACACCTTCTTATTTATGGGAACAAATAAACCCGTTAAAATCACAGATGCAAAATCCGGAATAATAAGAAGACTTATAGATGTCAGACCAAGTGGTAATAAAGTGCCAACCAAAAAATATCACACCCTTATGAGCCAAATAGATTTTGAACTCGGAGCAATAGCAAAACATTGTCTAGATGTATATACTGATATGGGTAAAAATTACTATTCAAGTTATAGACCTTTAGAAATGATGTATCAAACCGACATATTCTTTAATTTTGTTGAGGATAGTTATCATATATTCAAAGAACAAGATGGTGTCAGTTTAAATCAGGCATATGAGATGTATAAAACTTATTGTGATGATTCACTAGTGGAATACAAATTAGCAAAACATAAATTCAGAGAAGAACTTAAAGCATATTTTACAGAATTCTCTGATAGAACTCGTACTGATGGGAAACAATTAAGAAGTTATTACTCTGGCTTTATAACTTCAAAATTTAAACAAGCGGCAGCAACTAAAAAAGAAGACCCATGCTCATTAGTGTTAGATGAGACCGTATCTAAGATTGATATATTATTAGCGGCATGCCCAGCACAATATGCAACAGCTAATGAAACGCCAGAAAAGAAATGGGCAGAGATTACTACCACATTAACAGATATAGACACTACAAAACTTCATTACTTAAGACCGCCAGAAAACCATATTGTTGTTGATTTTGATTTAAAAGATGCAAGCGGTAAAAAATCTACAGCGTTAAATCTTGAGGCTGCTAGTAAATGGCCAACTACTTATGCTGAGTTTAGTAAAAGTGGAGCAGGAGTACATCTACATTACATGTATGACGGGGATGTTGGTAGACTAAGTCGTATATTTGCAGAAGGCATAGAAATAAAGGTTTTCTCGGGTCAAGCATCTTTGCGTCGAAAATTATCAAAATGTAACAATTCACCAGTAGCAACCCTTAGTAGTGGTCTTCCATTGAAAGGAGAAAAAGTGATAAACTTTGAAGCAGTTCAAAGCGAAAAAGGACTTCGAGATTTAATACTTCGAAATCTTAATAAAAAAATTCACCCAGGAACAAAGTCTAGTGTTGATTTCATTCATAAGATATTAAATGATGCATATAAATCTGACCTTAAATATGATGTTACAGATTTGCGTCCAAGAATTCTCGCGTTCGCTAATAACTCCACCAATCAAGCAGATTATTGCATAAAACTTGTTCAAAAAATGCAGTTTGCATCTGAGACACCAACTGAAAGTGTCGTTTCTCCACCAGCCGATGAATTAATCTTTTTTGATGTTGAGGTCTTTCCAAATTTATTTGTTATTGTTTGGAAAAAAAAGGGCGGACAAAAGGTTAAATTAATAAATCCATCAGCCAAAGAAATTGAAAATATATTAAGATTTCAATTGGTTGGATTTAATTGTCGAAGATATGATAACCATATTATGTATGCTCGATACATTGGCTATACTAATTACCAATTATATGAACTAAGTCAAAAAATAATAAATAACAGTAAAAACTGCATGTTTGGAGAAGCATATAATTTATCATATACAGATGTGTACGATTTTGCTTCTGCACAGAATAAGATGAGTCTTAAAAAATGGGAAATAAAACTAGGGATTCATCATCAAGAACTTGGTTTAGCATGGGACCAAGATGTTCCAGAAAATATGTGGGATATAGTTGCAGATTATTGTGGTAATGATGTTGACGCAACAGAAGCAACATTTGATGTATTAGCGGGAGATTGGGCTGCTAGACAAATCTTAGCAGAACTTAGTGGTCTATCCGTTAATGATACTACAAATCAGCATTCCACCAGAATTGTATTTGGGGATGAAAAGAATCCACAGAGTCAATTTGTGTACACCGATTTAAGTATAATGTTTCCTGGATATAAATTTGAGAATGGAGTTAGCACTTATAGAGGACTTGTCGTTGGCGAAGGCGGTCGAGTACATGCAGAACCAGGAATGTATTCTAATGTACCCGTTGCCGATGTAATATCCATGCACCCAACAACTATAGAGATCTTAAATATGTTTGGCCCGTTTACCAAAAACTATAGTGATTTAAAAAAAGGTAGAATAGCAATCAAACATAAAGATTATGATACTTTAAAAACCTTATTGGGCGGACGACTTGTTAAATTTGTAGAGGAAGCATTTGGTCCAAATCCTAGATTTACATTAAAAGATGTATCCAACGGATTAAAAACGGCACTTAACTCCGCATATGGACTTACGTCTGCAGCATTTAGTAATGCTTTTAAGGATCCAAGAAATAAAGATAATATAGTTGCAAAACATGGAGCTTTATTTATGATTGATTTGCAATTTGCAGTCGAAGAGAAAGGTTTCCAAGTCGCACATATAAAAACTGACTCTATCAAAATTCCAAATGCTACTCCAGAAATAATGGACTTTGTCATGGAGTTTGGAAAAAAATATGGGTATGAATTTGAACACGAGTCAACCTATAGTCGTTTTTGTCTCGTTAACGACGCAGTATATATTGCTAAAATTGGCTGGACTCCAGATGGAAAAAATATTGGAGAATGGTCTGCAACAGGAACTCAGTTTATTCAACCCTTTGTGTTTAAAACCTTATTCTCTCACGAACCAATAGAATTTGCAGATTTATGTGAAACTAAATCGGTTACCTCGGCATTATATCTTGATATGAATGAGTCGCTTGGTCCTGATGAACATGCATACCGATTTATTGGTAAAGTTGGTTCATTTTGTCCAATGCTTCCAGGTTCTGGTGGCGGAATACTTTGTCGTGAAAAAGATGGTAAATATAATTCTGCAACAGGTGCAAAAGGATATCGTTGGATGGAAGCAGAAATGGTCTCCGTTTTAGGTAAAGAAAAAGATATAGATATGGGTTACTATAATAAATTAGTAAACGACTCGGTTGAGAATATCTCTCAATATGGAGACTTTGAATGGTTTATATCAGACACTATATCTCCACAGGATGACCCAATAGGCTTTAATGATACTCCTCCTTGGTGTGATCCAAAAGGAATTAACGATTGTCAACGCTGCACCAATTGTAATAAAGACACAAATACCTGTAAAATAGGGCATATATGCTCATAAATTAAATAAAGGAGATCAACATGGAAAAGCCAGGAAAAGTAAAAGATATTCACATAGAGGACGCCAGAATAGGATTTAGAAACTTTGCCGGCGCCGAAAAACCATTTAACCCACCGGGTAAAAGAAACTTTTGTGTATTTTTAGAAACGGACCTTGCCATCATATTAGAGGAAGATGGCTGGAATGTTAGATGGCTGACACCTAGAGATGTGGATGAAGATAAACAAGGATATCTTCAGGTGGCTGTTGCTTTTGAAAACTTCCCTCCAAAAATTAAAATGTACAGCAGTCGAGGAGAAACAGTGCTTGATGAAGAATCGGTTAGTCTTCTTGATTGGGCTGAAATTGATGAGATTGACCTTGTCATTAGGCCATACAGCTGGATTTTGCATGAGGGAACTAAAAATGAAAAAAGAGGAATCAAGGCATATATAAAAAACATGTATGTAAAAATAAAAGAAGACGAGTTTGAAAAAAAATGGGCTAATGCCCCATTAGATGATCCGCTCAATGATTAACTGATCTGCATAATATGCAGTATTAAAAAGGGGAATGTTATGGCCATATCATTATATGAATATCAGAAACAAGCAGTTGAACAATTGCAAAATGGAAACATTTTAGTTGGAGGCGTTGGTTCTGGTAAATCAAGAACTGCACTTGATTATTACTTTACAAAAGTATGTGAAGGAAAGATCAAAACAAATGGTGAAGGCGGATATTCCCCTTTTAAAAAACCAAAAGATTTATATATAATTAGTACCGCAAGAAAAAGGGATTGTAAAGAATGGGAACAAGAATGCGTACCATTTATGCTGTCTTTAAATAAAGAAGAAAATATCTGTGGAGTACAGGTTATAATTGATTCGTGGAACAATATTGAAAAATATAAAAATGTAAAAAATGCCTTCTTCATATTTGATGAACAAAGGGTCGTTGGTTCAGGAGTATGGGTTAAATCGTTCATAACCATATCTAAAAATAATCAGTGGATATTATTAAGCGCTACTCCTGGCGATACATGGATAGACTATATTCCGGTATTTATTGCTAATGGTTTCTATAAAAATAAAACCGAGTTTTGTCGAAGACATGTAGTGTATAGCAATTTTACAAAGTTTCCTAAAATTGAAAGATATATGGAAGTAAGTAAATTAATTAAACTAAGAGATTCAATAATTATAAATATGCACTATGTAAAACGAACAATTGCACATGATAAAGACATAATAGTTCCGTTTGATAAATTACTGTTTGACTCGGTTATGATAAAACGATGGAATATATATGAGCACAGACCAATTAAAGATGTTGCTGAGTTGTGCTATCTTATGCGTAAAGTAGTTAACAGCGATCCAAGAAGAATAAATATAGTTTCTCAATTAATACAGGAGCATCCTAAAATAATAATATTTTATAATTTTAACTATGAGCGGGATCTTCTTTTAGAAATGGGAAAAGAACTAAACATTAATATGGCTCAATGGAATGGGCATAAACATGAACAAATACCAACCACAGATACCTGGGTGTACATTGTTCAGTATGCCGCTGGAGCAGAAGGATGGAACTGTATAGAAACAGACTCAATAATATTCTATTCTCAAAATTATTCATATAAAGCAACAACCCAAGCAGCCGGAAGAATAGACAGATTGAATAGTCCGTTCACAAATTTATATTATTATTATATCAGATCAAATTCAGTTATTGATTTAGCCATTCAAAAAGCTCTAAAAAACAAAAAAAGCTTTAATGAAAATCGTTTTATGAATCTATAAGCCTCTCGCATCAAAAACATGGCCTCTAATAGAAGGGATAGGATTTCTATCCTTTCCTTTATGTTTTTTGAAAGGAGGCCGCTTACTATGTTAGAGAGTAGATTTAAAACTAATCTAATAAATGAGATACATCAATTATTTCCAGGTTGTTTTGTGCTTCACAATGATCCAAATGAAATTCAAGGGTTCCCCGACCTAACAATACTTTATGGAAATAAATGGGCATGTTTGGAAGGGAAAAAAAGTCTTCGCGAACCATATCAACCTAACCAAGAATATTATCTTGATGTGTTAGATGATATGTCTTTTGCGTCTATGATTTGTCCAGAAAATAGAGAGGCGGTCTTATATGAACTTCAACGAGCATTTGCGACTAAAAGACCAACACGCATATCTCGGCGCTAGCAAATATCATTGGGTTAACTATGACGATGAAAAATTAATTAATACATATTTAAGATTTCAAGCAACCCAAAGAGGAACCGAATTACACGCCTTAGCATGCATGCTAATTAATCAAGGTGTTAAACTTCAAAAATCATGTCAGACATTAAATATGTATGTGAATGATGCTATAGGCTTTAAAATGCATCCAGAACAGATTTTGAGAATTGTTTTGGAACTGCGGATGCAATATGTTTTAGAAAAAACTTTCTTAGAATTCATGATTTCAAGTCTGGCGAAACAGCAACCTCTATGAAACAACTATTAATATATGTTGCTTTGTTTTGTTTAGAATATGATATAAAGCCACAAGATATTGAAATAGAACTTCGCATATATCAACTAAATGAAATAAATAAACACGTTCCTGAGCCAGAAGAAATCTATCATATTATGGATAAAATCATTCGTTTTGATAAACTGATCGATCAAGCAAAAATAGGAGGATAAACCATGAATGACGAACTTAAGCATATAGGGACACCAAGACATTCTGGTAGATATCCTTGGGGTTCTGGTGAGACCGGTCATCAAAGAGCTATTGGATGGAGAGAACATATTGATGCTCTATCAAAACAAGGAATGAGTCAGGTTGATATTGCAAAAAATGAAGGTATTTCAACAACTCAACTAAGAGCAAGAATATCAATAACTAAAGATGAACTTAGAGCTGCTAAAACAGCCGAGGTTCTTAAGCTTGCTGAACATGGATATTCAAATATGGAAATAGGCCGAAAAACTGGATTAAATGAATCAACTATTAGATCATTACGAAATCCTGCTTTGGCTGAAAGAGCATCTATAACCGCGATCACTGCAAAAATGCTTAAAGAAAGTGTTGACCGGAAACAATATATTGATGTTGGTGCTGGTGTTGAAAACTATATTGGCGTTAGTAGGACAAAATTAAACACTGCAATAGCAGAACTTCAAGAACAAGGATATAAGATTCACAGAGTAAATGTTGATCAAATAGGAATGCCAGGACAATTTACAATAGTTAAAGTGCTAGGCGCTCCAGATACAAAATGGATTGATATTGTCCGTGATCCAAGCAAAATCCAAAATTTAGATGCCGTATCTGATGATTATGGAAGAACTTTTAAATCTGATTTAGGATTAGACCCTATTAAAAATGTAGACTCTAAAAGAATCCAAGTAAAATATAAAGATGATGGCGGAAGTTTAAAAGATGGTGTAATAGAACTTCGTAGAGGAGTTAGCGATTTAGATATTGGTGGTGCAAAATATGCCCAAGTTCGAATTGGGGTTGATGGCACACATTATTTAAAAGGAATGGCTATATATAGTGATAAACTTCCGGATGGAGTGGATATTGTATTTAATAGCAATAAAAATAATACCGGAAATAAACTTGATGCTATGAAAAAATTAAAAACAGATAAAGATGGAAACATAGACCAAGATAATCCATTTGGTTCCACTATTAAAGCAAATGGGCAAAGAGGCGCGCTAAATATAGTAAATGAAGAAGGAGATTGGGAAAGCTGGTCTAAAACCATATCCTCTCAAATACTTTCAAAACAAACAGTGCCGCTTGCTAAAAGACAATTAGATTTAGCGCTTCAGGAAAAAAAAGAAGAATATGACGAAATAATGTCATTAACTAATCCAGTTGTAAAAAAACAACTTCTTCTTTCTTTCGCTGATGATTGTGATTCTTCTGCTGTTCATTTAAAAGCTGCTGGATTACCAAGACAAGCATCTAAAGTAATACTGCCAATACCAGAATTAAAAGAAAATGAAATTTATGCACCGACTTTTAAAAATGGTGAATCTGTTGTTTTAATTAGACATCCTCATGGAGGAACCTTTGAAATTCCTCAAGTAACAGTTAATAATAAATCAATGGCGGCCAAATCCATCATGAATAATGCATTAGATGCAATTGGACTAAATCCAAAAATTGCTCAGAAGTTATCTGGAGCCGATTTTGATGGAGATACAGTAATTGTTATACCTAATAAACAAGGGCTAGTTAAATCGTCAGCATCACTTAAAGGACTTAAAGATTTTGATCCTATTGAATCTTATGGACCATATGATGGGATGAAAACAATTGACGGAGGAATATATAGTTCCAAAACTAAACAAGTTGATTATGGTAAAAAAGCAGATGGAACACCTAATTCTCCAAAAGCCCAAACAAAACAAACAAAAATGGGTGAAGTATCCAATTTAATAACAGATATGACAATAAAGGGTGCAAACATTGATGAAGTTGCAAGAGCAGTAAGGCACTCAATGGTTGTTATTGATTCAGAGAAGCATCATTTAAATTATAAACAGTCATATATTGATAATGGTATTTCATCATTGGCTGAAAAATATCAAAATAGTAAACGTGGTGGCGCGTCTACAATCATATCAAAAGCTGGATCAGAAATTAGAGTTCCAGATAGAAAAACAACATATTCAATAGACCCCATTACAGGCGCAAAAATTTATAAATATACAGGTGAAGTGTATGCTAATAAAAAAGGAACTGTAGTACAACGAACTGTATCATCATCAAGAATGGCTGAAACAAAAGATGCCAATTTATTATCTTCAGGGCGACAAATAGAACAGGTATATGCTGGTTATGCTAATAATTTAAAAGATTTAGGCAATAAATCAAGATTAGATTCCTTATCTATTAAACCCATTCCTTATAGTCAGTCTGCTAAAGCAACGTATGATCATGAAGTAACATCTTTAAATAATAAGCTTGATATAGCAATACGAAATAAGCCAATAGAAAGACAAGCACAAATAATAGCAAACTCTATTGTAACTCGTAAAAAACAAGCTAATCCAGGAATGGATAATGATGATATTAAAAAGATACGCAATGCTGCATTAGCAGAAGCAAGAGCAAGAACAGGCGCACATAAGAATCTAGTTGTTATAGAAGATAAAGAATGGTCTGCTATACAAGCAGGCGCTATAAGTCCTTCTAAGTTAACACAGATTCTACAGAACTCTAACCTTGATCAGATTAAACAATTAGCAACGCCAAGACTACAAACAGCAATGAGTCCTGCTAGACTTAGTAGAGCACAATCAATGTTAGATTCAGGGCTTACTAGAGCAGAAGTAGCAGAATCATTAGGCATATCAACATCAACATTATCTAATAGTCTAAAAGAATGAAAGGAGAAGCAATGATTAATAATATAGATAACACTAATGACACATCAGTTAATAT